CTACAAGTTATACCCTTAGTAGCGGAAAACACGCTCACACGGTCAGCCCAACAATAAATTCGGGTGTCACAATAACCGTGCCAAGCGGAGCAATTTTAGTTATTCTTTAATTATGGCTTTAAACATTAACGGCACTACTGGTATTTCTGGAGTTGATGGGTCAGTCTCCGCCCCTGCATTAACTGGAACGGATAGTAATACAGGTATAACTTTTCCTTCTGCCGACACTATTAAGTTTGCCACTGGTGGTGTTGAAAGAATGTCTATTACAAATAGCGGTATTACAGGTATAAGTTCTGGACTTACAGAAGCCGATTTGTTTCAATTAACCGCAGATGTAACCGCTTCTTCTGCTACAGACCTTAGTAATAATTGGGCAAGACCAAATACTGCTAATGATGGATTTGGTAAATTAGGTACTGGAATGTCATTCTCAGGTGCTACATGGACTTTTCCCTCTACAGGAATTTATCATGTTTTATTTAACGCAATGATTTATGCTAATGGTTCAGATGGAACTACTCAATTTCAAATATTAGCTACTGAAGATAATTCAAATTATGGCTTGCAATCATCAGCACACGTTTCAGTAACCAATGGTACTTTTGATAGTGTTTGTCCCACAGCCCTTATTGATGTGACTAATACAAGTAATGTTAAAGTAAAATTTAGAGCTGCTACTTCACAAAGCAATCAACTTGTTGGAAGTAATACAGCTGTAGGTCTAACTTATGTTACTTTTATTCGTTTAGGAGATACATAATGGATTTTGACACAGGCAGACCAAATCATATAATGGATTATTTAGTTACAGTTCGTTCTGGTTGTTGGTTTGGATTTAGTGACTCTAGCAATCAAGTTTATGCAAATCTTGTAGTGCATGATGGAGGTTCTAAACCTACAGAAAAACAATGTACAGATGGTCTTGCTGCATTACAAGCTGCATGGGATTTAGAAAATGATAGTTATAAATCAAAAAGAAGAGCAGAATATCCGAAATTTGAAGATCAGTTCGACCAGATATATAATGAAGGTATAGATGCTTGGAAAGCTTCGATCAAAACTATTAAAGACAAATATCCTAAACCATGACAGCAAAAATTAAACTAAATTCGGCATCAGGTGGTGGCTCAGTAAGTATTCAAGCACCCTCTTCATCTAGTAATAACAGAGTTATTTCTTTACCTGATATTGCAGATGGAACGCTTTTAACAAGTCAAAGTTCTTTGGATTCTACAAAATTATCCCCTGCTATATCTGCTGGAATTTCAATGGTCGACCAATGGAGTATTACTACTGATAATAATAAAACCAATGGTCAAGTAATAGATACTGGTTGGGAAAGGTCTGATTACAATTTTGCACAGATAGGAACTGGTATGACAGAGTCAAGTGGCATATTTACTTTCCCACAAACTGGTATATATTTTATTATGAGCCAACATGCAATGAACACTTCTGCAAGCTATGCTGGTGTAAATCACCGTGTTAGTTCAGATAGTGGAAGTAGTTATTCTACAGTTTCATATGGTCAAATTACTAACACTAATAATGGTTATCACCAAATGAGTTTACACTCAGTAGTTGATGTACAAAATGCAAGCACATATAGATTTGGATTAAGAGCCTACAATACTGCAAATGTTCAGTATTCTGGAGATTCTAATGCACTCAGAAATGGTGTTACATTTATTCGTTTAGGAGATACATAATGTTTTATTACAAAGTAGACGCACTTGCAAGTTTAAAACCTAATAAACAATGGAGTAGACGAGCAGAAGATGATGATTACTCTGGTTTTGTATGGGATGAAGGCGAAACCATTCCAACTGATGCTGAAATAGAGGCAGAATTATTAAGACTAACAAATGCAGAACCTATGAGACTTTTAAGACTAGAAAGAAATGCAAGACTAGCAAAAACAGATTGGATGAGTTTTTCAGATTCACCAACAATGTCAGATGAATGGAAAACTTATAGACAGGCACTTAGAGATTTGCCAGCAAGTGCAACACCCAAATTAGGTGCAGATGGCCATTTAGATATGTCATCTGTTACTTTTCCAACAGAACCAAGTTAATTATGTCTGAAATAAAAGTAAATTCAATTAAAGGTGTGGCAGCAAGCTCGGCTGCGGTCACTGTACATAATTCTGATGGAACGTGTACTTTAGCAAGTGGGTCAAAATTAAATAACTGTACAACAGATGGTACAACCAATTTAACTATTGCTGACGGAAATTTAGTTTTTTCAACTAATGGTCATGGAATTGATTTTAGTGCTTATACAAACGCAAGTGCTACTGGTGCAACGACTACAAGTGAACTGCTTGATAAGTATGAAGAGGGAACTTGGCAGCCAAAACTAAATGGTAACAATATGGGTGTTAATCATGCTCATTTTACAAGAATCGGAAATTTTGTTCACATAGATTTTGATATTGTAAATAATACAGGTGGTTTTGCAACAAGCATGACAGGTCTACCATATGATGCTGTTGAAATGAGTGCATTTCATTTTGGTTGGGTTTCAAACACTTCGGGAAGTACGCAAAGTGCATCTAATCTTCAGGGAGGTTTATTAAGTGGTGATTCAATGAGTTTTAGAGAAGCAGGGGGAAATCAAGCAACTAATCTTCTTAACGGACAAAGAGTTATTGGACATGCTGCTTATCGAGCATCTTAGACCGAGCTACGTCTAAAAACTAAGCCTAAACCTGTTTTAATCGGAGATTAATCCTAATGGCATTAACTGAATCAACTGAATACGATAAAATAGAAGTTGTCGGTATTTATAAACACGTACAAGTACGTAAAGCAACTGTTATTAAAAAAGATGGTGAAGAATTAACAAGGTCTTTCCATAGATATGTTCTTAAAGCTGGAATATTAGATGCTTCTGATAATTTAGTTGAAACTGATTTATCAGCAGAACCATCGGAAGTTTCTGCAATTTGTAATGCTGTATGGACTGCTGATGTTAAAGCTGCTTGGAAATTAAAATTAATTGCAGATAAATCTATTTAACCCTTTCTTGCATTTGTCTAGTCATAATCCCTCCTATTAGATATAGTGGAGCTAAACCAACAATTAAAAACAACACCATTAAACTCATTGGTGCTAATGCTTTTGTAAACGCTTCTTTCCACATATGTTTAATAAAATTTGTCAAGTAGCCTCATTATTGTCTCTTTTATTATCTGGGTCAATGGCTGCATTTGGTTTCGTAGCAATACGATATATGCAAAGTCCAGAGTTTGAAAGAGATTTAAAAAACAAACTTATGGGAGATTTAAAAGAGAAAATGATGGAAGAAATACCTTTACAGATACCTAAAACAACTTACCCTGCAATGCCTCTTTAATGGGAATACCAGATTTAATTATTCCAGATATACAAATACAACCAATATATGACTTTACAAAGCCAGTTGACATAATACCTTTAACAATAAATGTGCCCGGCTGTACATACCAACATAGAGATATAAAAAACACTGGTAATAGAAATTTATTACTTGATGACCCAAATGGTGTATTTACTGTATGTGATGCGCCATTTCCAAGTTTCAATCCAATGAATTATCAACCAAATAATTTAATAATGTCAGAGGACACACCGATTACATCTAGCCCACCAGAAATACCTGAACCAAAACCACCTGTTACTCAAAAACCTGTTGCAAAAGAAACAGAGTTTTTTATAAAATGTCCAGACCCAGAAAAAGATCAACGTGTAGGGGATTTTCGTAACGATAAAAGACTAGAACGTGTTGTCGGGCATAAATTAAACGAAGATGGAAGCAAATGCATTACTTTGTATGAGGACACCAGCTTTACCGAGCAGTACATACCTAATGTCCCTGCTATTACTAATGCTGCTGCTAT